TTTCAAGGAGAAGGGTTGAATGGCACTGTCAACAACCCTACCCTTTACCTTACAAGAGGTAAAACGTATAGATTTGAGAATGGCTCAGGCGGGCATCCTATACGTATACAAAGTACATCTGGAGCAAGCGGTACTGCATACAACACTGGCGTTACAAACAATGCTACTGCTGGTACAGTTATTGTAGAAGTACAACACGATGCTCCTGATGTTTTATATTATCAGTGTACCAGTCATCCTGCTATGAACGGTATACTATACATTACTGGTGCGTTAGCAGACGGTGGTGTTACTACAGCTAAGATTGCAGATGACGCAATTACAGAAGCAAAGATAGCAGCTAACGCAGTTACTTTTGAACAAATTGATGCTAACACAGTAAAAACTGGAAACATTGAAGGCGGTGCAATAACAACAGATAGACTTGCAAATGATGCAGTTACTGGAGCTAAGATAGCTGACGCTAACATAACAACAGCTAAACTAGCAACTGGTGCAGTTAACGCAGCTAAAATAGCAGATAACGCAGTTACCACATCTAACATTGTAGACGATGCAGTTACAAATGCAAAAATTGCTGATGACGCAGTTGATACTGCACAAATAAATAACAATGCAGTTACTAACTCTAAGCTACAAGATCAAGCTGTCACATTAGATAAACTACCACACGGCACATCATCTAACGATGGTAAGTTTCTACGTGCAAACAACGGAGCAGACCCTACGTTTGAAACTGTTACTGGTACAACGATAAACAACAACGCAGATAACAGAGTTATTACTGGCTCTGGTACTGCTAATACTTTAAATGGCGAGTCAAACTTAATTTTTACAGGAAGTAGATTAGGAATAAATCCTTCTGGTGGAACAATTACAGATATACCAGCAACCTCACATGATACTGTCGTGATTGGTAACTCATCAGCGACTTCTGGAGGCGTTACCTTAGAGGGTTCAAGTTCAAGTGGAAACTTAGCATTTCAGATGTATAAACAAGGTGGACAACCTTGTGCAAGATTTATGTATGAGTATAGTTCCAATTCAGTGCGATTTGATACTGCAACAGGAAATTCTCCTGGTAGTGGTGAAGCTCTAAGAATGAGACTACACCCTGATGGAGACGTGGAAATCGCTGATGGTAATCTAAAATTTGCAAGTGGTCATGGTATTGACTTTAGTGCTACATCTGGAGGATCTGGAGGTAATAGTGAAATACTAAGAGACTATGAAGAGGGTACGTTTACTGCAACAATGAATAGTAGTGGTGGTAATGCAAGTTTTAACAGTGGTGGTAGTGCAACTGGACTATATGTAAAAATTGGAAGTATGGTTCATGTACAAATTTATTTTAGTGGTGCAAACATAGCTAGTGCTGGAAGTGGAGTTGCTGTAATTGGTGGCTTACCTTTTACTTCTAATAGTACTTTGTATTACACTCTGGCTATAACACATACTACTATGACAGTATCAACTGTTCAAAATGGTTATGTTCAATACGGAAACACTATATTCTATCCTATAGTACAAAATGGTACTGGTGGTAGTGCTTTAAATGTTGGTAATCCAAGATACATGATGATTGGTGGTTCATATCCAACCGCATTTTAGACCGAGCTACGTCTTAAAACTAAGCCTAAACCTGTTTTAATCGGAGATTAATCCTAATGGCATTAAGCGAATCAATAGAATACGACAAAATAGAAATTGTGGGTCAATGGAAAGCGGTACAAGTCCGCAAAGCAACTGTTATTAAAAAAGATGGTACAGAACTCACAAGGTCTTATCATAGATATGTACTACATCCAGACATGGATATAAGTGCAGAACCAACGGAAGTTCAAAGTATTTGTAACGTAGTCTGGACACAAGAGGTAAAAGACGCATGGAAAGCTTACCAAGAATCAAGCTCCCCAGCGTAGAAAAGATAGAAACCATATCTATACCGCTACCTACTGCTGACGTTCCTAGTTATGTACCTTTGGTAGTACCTCCTAGCGATCTTAGAGAGCCAGAAGGTACACAACCAGAGACTACAGAAACTACGGAACAACCAGCACCGAGCATAAATATACCAATGATTAACATAGATGTACCACTGCCTACCACAGAGGTAGTAGTGGCTGCAAGCTATGCAGCGGTATCTGCCGTAGCTGTGACTACGTTTGCTCAACCGTTTTTTGACACCATAAAGAAAAAACTACAAAAGTTTATACAAGGTAAAGTTGATAAATGGAAGAAGAAAAAGTCATTAAAGGACAACCAAGAAGTTTGACAAAAAAGATAAAAGATGTTGTAGAAGATAAAGAACATCAAATAGAAATACTAGGCACTTTTGTAAGATTAGGTGTAGTAGTATGGTCTGGATTTATCATCACTATGAACTATGTAGATATACCTATGGTCAAAAAATCTGGTAACTCTGACATTACTTTTGTAGCCAGCGTTTTTACGGGAGCACTGGCCACATTTGGTCTTACTACTGGTAAAAATGGTGGAGGCAAACCTCCTGTATGTCCTATGGCAAACAAAGACAAACCAAAAACATGAGAAAATTACTTATTGCTATGCTACTGCTACCTGCAGGTGCATATGCTAATACTGTCACGCCTCAGTTTACCACAGGGTCGATGAACTCAACGACCACAACCACACAGACTATAACCGAAGTAGAACAGCGTCAAGTTTATGGTGCTGAAGTAAAGACTTGGAATGGGTCTAATATATCAGCAGCAGCTAGTGCTGGTATCGCTGGAGGCGATGCAGTATTTACTGTTACTGACACTACACTACCTTGGTCATTAGAAACCACATCAAGATCAGCTGGATTAGTAGAAGAATGGAATACTACAAGAAACTATACAATAAACTCTACTACTACCTCGCTTTCTGTATTCTCACAATAACACCAGCATATGCGGAAGGAGACACCAATAACTCGTCCAACAAATAAACTTTTCAGTGCCACTTAACCGTGACTTGACTAAACAATGTCAAGAAATAGCTAAGAGACAAGAAGAAAAAATGAGGCTTGACTACGAGCTTGTTCGAGCACTTAAATGTGCAGAACTACAACAAAAAGGGTTTACGATATACCCTGGCAGCCGTGTAGCTCACATGTGTCAAGACATCGTACCAATACAATCATTAATTAAGAAAGATGTTAGCACTACTAAAACCAATCGTTTTAACTTTTTTAAAAAGTGACAAATTTAAAGTATTTGTTGTAGATTTATTAGAAAAGTTAGTCGAATCAACAGACAATGAGCTTGATGATAGAGCTCTACAAATAGTTAAAAAAGGACTAGATCTTGAATGAAAAGAGCAGGAGAACAACAGTTTAACGAATTACATAATTTAGTTACAACTGAGCTTATAGACAGAATACGTAGCG